ATGATTCACGAAGTAAAACTTTACGTAGCAGGACAAATCTTCTTTGAGGAAGTGCGTGCACGTAACTATGACGAGGCAAGAGAGGTAGCACTAGCCAGAAACCCTAATGCTACTGTCTTAGGTGTAACTGCTAAATTCTAAAAAAATCGCGATGGAAAAAAATGGCGTCCCCGAGTTTAAGAGTGAGATGGAAGCGGTTGCTTGGTCTTTAACTCAACTGAGTGAAGCAGTAAAGAATTTAGCGTCTCGCATTGCGGTGTTAGAAACGGCTTTTAATAAGTTACCCCCACCTGGGGCGGATATGGTTAAGTATAAGATACCTGGGGATGAGGATTATAGTAATCTTAAGGAGTTGTTTGATAATCTGTATGAGAGACTAAATAAATTGGAAGAGGAGCACCCAACCGAGCGATACTGGTCAGGCACTAATGGCAGCATTCATACAGGAGACAGGTAGAAGTTTTCCTAACCCTATAGGGGGAGCAACATATAAGGAGGTACATAAGCGTCCTGCTAGTGGTAAGTATCGTTCTCATGGTAATCACAGTGGTCCTGGTACAGATTATAGTATAACATTTAATAATAGTGGAGCGGGTAGTAACCCTTTAGGTAGTGATATAGTCCATTACATAGGAGCACAGCGTAACCTTACTTGTGTAAGTAACTGTGACTTTAGAAGGAATGGAGTGCATAGGTGGTTTCGTCCTAGTAAGAGAGACCATCATTACAGTGACTTAGAAGGTCTAGTAAAACAAAACTTTGGTAATGAGAATGAATCGTGGCAGAATGTAGCAGCAGGATATAACGCTGAGCCTCGTAGTGGTAAACCTGTCTTCTGGGTAATGCAGGAGCAAGTAACTAATAGTGTGCCTCTTAATGTGTATTACTCTTTTTGGCCTGATGATACACAGTTATGTGTAGGTACAAACACACCTCCTGCAGTAGGAGAAGGTAAAGACCAGTATAAGTTTATAAGGACAATAGGATATGTATTCACTTCTGCTGCAGATGCAGAGTCATATAACGATACTACTGGAGACCCAGTAGTACCCATTTACCATTATAAGTATCAAAATCCTGATGGAGTCAGTTATGGACAGGACATTGACAACTTCTATACCATTGATGCCTCTAGAGAAGTCAACCTACAAGGCGGTCCTACACCCCCTGCACAACCCTTTGACGAAGAATATGTGTATCAGGGCATTCTAGGGTATTGTTTTACTAAGGATAGTCCAGTCTCACCAATAGAAAGTGTTACTGATGGCACTGCTATAGGTCCTACAGGTAATGGATTTGATAGAAGTGGTTGGTATGCCTATGATGAAAACAATACAGGTAGTGGTAGATACTCAGGAAACCCTGCATACAGTTATAACAACTATAGAATGTTTGACCCAGTGCAGTATAGTGGGTATAATGGAGCGAATCCAGCTACTCCTGGGTTAGGGGGATGGGGAAATGGCACGGATGGTGTAGAGATACTAGATGCCAACGCTAACTTCGAGTGGTTTTATGGACTAAGTGGTGCAACGAAGGCTGCGGTTCCTCGTTACTTAGGGTTTGAGGATTGCTATGACACACAATTCATGTATTATTTGTATGACACGACCTATCCTTGGAATGGTCCGCTCTTCTCATGTCAGTATGTACTCAATGATGCACCTTGTTGTCCTATCAGTTCGGACGATCCATGCATCCCTAACCTCTCATTCCACTCACACTTCTATGAAATACGGTCAGATTCATGGTCAACTACTGAATCACGTATACAAATTAACGATGGGGATGAGGATACTAACGCATGTTTCTTTGAAATAGACACAAAAACGCAAAGAATACTGTTTAGATACACTTCTAACAACGGAAACTTCTTTGCAAGAGGTCAAAAGTTGAGTAATTGGGACATAACTGCAGTGTATTACTTCGGAGATGAGTTAAAATGTGGTATGATGGAGTTATCTGGTAGCGGAAATGACTTTACTTACAACCAAAGTATCGTTTCTGAGACAGGAGCAACCGCATCTGTGCTTGCAGGACGCGGAATTGCCAACAAAGCTGCGTTTTGTGGGGTGTATGAGTTTCCAAAACGCATATCTTACTACAAAGTAGAGATAGATCCTAACGCATTGATACCTCATCGCACACTAGATGAGGCAAAACTGAAAGCAGTAGTGAATAATAAGGGGGAAATCACTAAAATTAAGATTATAAATGGCGGAATTGGGTATAAAGCACCCACAATCAAGTGTATTGACCCGCGTGTCATGGATGACTTCTCCGCATCTGACACATCTAAGTTTGTAAAGAAGTGGTCACCTAAGATGAATGACGATTGGAAGAAGGCAATACCCGCACCTTCGTCAAAAGATGAGAATCAAGAGCACATAGAAAACACATACGGTGTATTTGACATCAAAGATAGGAAGAAAAAGGGCACAAGTAAGAATAAAGAAAAAATCGTTTTTCGTGAGGCAACGATTGAGGTAACTCAACTAGACGTTTATGGGTCTATTAGGTCTGTGCGCATCGTAGATGGTGGGTCTGGTTACAACCAAAGCAACATACCTGAGGTTATGGTAAGCGACCCTGAGCTTATGAAGTTTAAATCACCTACTACAGACAGTGGTGAGGCAACGATTGAGAATATGGGTAAGGAGATGGCAGATGCATTTAGTGCTGTAGGTGATTACGTCCCTGCTCTAGGCTCTGAAGATACGGTGAATAGAAGTTTTACTACCCAATCATTAGGAACAATAACAACTGGTATGGAAGCAGATATACCAGATAGTTACATTCGCGTCGCTGAGCAGTCACAGGACACCACTAGGCACTGTTTTAATATCAAATCGGACTGTATCAATATAGATGCTCATGGATTGATAAACCAAGCAATGCCAGATGAAGAAACATTTCAGTATGTAAGTCAACTATCCCCAGGTATTGCTAAGTTTGAAAAGGATATTATGCCTCAAGTATATCAATCTACTAAAGATGTCGACACATACAATGATGACACGTCACATGTATACGGTGCATTTGGTAAATCTAACTGTATAGAGACTGGACAACCTAAGTTATACAACATAAGTAGATGGTTTGATATGCCATGCGCATACCTAGATGTAGGTAAAGAGGAAAACTTAACTAACAATCTACCTAATATAGAGAAAGTGCGCAGAGGTGGTACTAGGACTGCGAGTGATAATGAAAAAGCATTCGGATATTTACCATATAAGTATTGTGCATCGGAGCAAGAGGCTGCGTCATTCAGAGTATCACTAGAAATCAAAGGTAAAACTACAGGTGCGCAGGGTGAAGCATTTATGAATTTCCTTAAGAAGCAAACTAAACCTGTGCTTGCGCCTAGAAGGACAGTGCCTAAATCTAATGCAAGCGGAAATGCAAAGGTTTGGAATTGTAATGATGGCACTGTAGACGGACGTTGCTATCGTGACCCTAGTAACTCTGCAGATATTATATTCATTCCTATAGGTGGAGATGAGAATACATATGACTATAACACTGGTGTAGGTTTAAGTGAGGTGGGACAGTTACAACTATGGATGGGTAACAACGTAACAGGCACAACTGCCACTGTCAATAACAACAGTAGTAACTCTGTATCATATAACGCAATGAATGTAAACTGCGGGTCATACCCAGGTGCAGAGTGTTGGGATACATATACACGCGGAAGCGGTAACACTACAGGACCATTAAATGTGTACTCTGGATATAACGCAAGCGGAAATGGAATCACTGGACAGAGGTGGTGGGAGATATCTGCGTTTGGTCGCACTAATCCTTGGTGCACAGGTTGCACGACTGGTAGTGGAAGTGGTGTAGGATTAGTATTTGTGAATGATGCGTCGATTGCAATTAACCCTCAGCGTGTAGATGAAAACAATAATATGCGTTTAGGACCTTATGATGGTAAGATGACTGTAAGAAACTGGTTAACTGGTAGTACTGTTGCACTAGGTAGAGCGTTGAATAACACTGGAAACCCATTCTTTGACGAGTGTAGTCAAGAAGTGCCTCAAGGACGACCATATAATGCAGGAACTCAAATCAACGAGGAATTCAATTAATGGCATTAGGATTTTTAAAACCTGTTACGTCATTAAATGGACTACCTTGTAGTGGTCATGGTCTCTGTTTGCCCTCGACTGTGCATTCTGTGCAGTCTTGCGGGTCAGCACCAATACCTTATCCTATAGTAATTAAGAATAAGACTTGTTGGTGGCCACCTACTCCCCTTATACCAATCTTCCCCATTACACCAGACCGTGCAATGGTGCAAGTTAACAGAATTCCTGTTATGGTATTTGGGGACACATTCACTTTCCACATAGCTGTGTGCACAAATATAATAATCTATATTTGTCCATGTGGAAAATCGATGTGTCCAATACCCACTCCTATCCCATGTAGTATTTTAACTATAGAAGATAATGGTGGTGTAGGTCACATTAGAGTCTGTAACGCAACAACGCTTACAGTCTTTGCACACAAGCGTCCTTTAGCACGAATACTCGACCCACTAGGTGTTGGACTCCCAGGATTCTCTCTACCTTGCTCGTCAGTTATTGCTTTTGGACATCCAACCGTATTAGCATCTTAAAAATTATGGCAACTAAGTCTGGAATGATGGGAACTGTATACAATACAGAAACAAAACCTAAAAAATCTCGTCAAGGAACAGGACAACATTCAAAATATTCAGCAACTAGCAGAAACGCTAAAAGGAAAAGATATAGAGGTCAGGGAAAATAGTCGGAAAACCCTATAAATAGATTATAGCGATAGTAACCGCCAGTAAAAGTTCTTGTCCACAGTCAGGAATAACATGGTGATTAAAGTAGACAGAGCAGAATGGTTTATCGCTGAGGGTAAAAGGTTAATCACTGACTACCCAGGTGATAAATATCAAAAAAAGGTAAGTAAATGCCTAGCTACAGATTCAGATCCGAAAAATACGTCAGTAGAGGTTTCAAGGACTTAGCAGTTTCTATGAATGCTAACCCTTCGACCAAGGATTTTGGTGCTGTGAAGAATGAGAGAGCAATCTCTCAGTCAGTGCGTAACCTTTTAATGACAATGTTTGGCGAAAGACCCTTCCAACCTGAGATAGGGTCTCGAGTCAAGGCACTTTTATTTGAGCAATGGGATGTTTTTGCTGCAGATGGTATCCGCACAGAGATATTCAACGTTATGGAAAGACTGGAACCTCGTATTTCAGTGACTGAAGTTAAAGTAGATGATGCTCCTGATGAAAATGCTGTTGAAATATCAATGGATTATGTAATCGTAGGACAAGAATTAGTCCAAAACATAGAATTCCTACTAGAGAAGACTTAAAATGCCCGCTATACCTTCACAATTAACGTCTCTAGACTTCTTTGAGATAAAAGAATCCATCAGATCTTACCTTAGGACTCGAAAAGAGTTTACGGATTATGATTTTGAGGGTAGTGCAGCCTCATATCTCATCGATATCTTAGCTTACAACACATATTACACTGCCTTTAATGCTAATATGGCATTGAATGAAGCGTTTTTAGAGTCTGCAACCGTAAGAGACAATATTGTAAGGATTGCAAAGCAGTTAAATTATACTCCTCGCTCAGTAAAAGCACCAAAAGCGTGTGTACACATCAAGGCACAGACTGTAATAGGTCTAAATGGTCTTACATATCCAGAATTTTGCACTTTAAGTAAGGGAGATGTGTTTACTGCTGACAATGCACTCGATAGTTTTACCTTTACACTGACTAGAGACATCCAAGTGCCAGTAGATACAGGCACAGGTATAGCAGATTTCAGTAATGTAATCATATATCAAGGTAATTTAATAAATTACAACTATACAGTTGACTATACTAAGAATCAAGAGTATATAATTCCTGCAGAAAACGTAGATACTGAATTATTAA